TTTGGAGGTATATAAAACTTAAGTTAAGTGTAGGAAAGGATGAAGATGCTTAATCCTTTCCAGGAAGTAATAAATTGCATTGTGGAGATATAAATGGAAGAAATAACCAACATAGGAATGTCCCCTTTCCCTACTCCTAAAAAAGAGGAAAAGGCTGTACTTAATTTTTATGAGGCGTTGCGTGAGATAGTGGGCAATCCCACAAAGAAAATATCTCGCGTGGACTGGCAGGATATGAACTCCTACGGATTTGTAAGGGGAGATATCTTGCATATCAGGACTGAGAAGAATGGTGTTTACTCAGATCACCAGTGGCTTTTGCAGAAGGCTGATATAGAAGCGGATGACTGGATAGTGTTTGAATAGCTTTTATATGTCTGCTCCGGAAGCGGAGCAGGAATATGAAAACTAACCGAATTTATAACAAGTGGTACAAGGAATTATGGTTCTCTATCCAGGAATGGTGGGCAGATGACGAGAAAATCACCACGATCAATATGGAGAGGGATTCCACAGACTTAGCACTAGGTCTAGGTTTCTGGACAGCCCTAGCGATATTTGTATTTTGGTTAATTGTGAGGACAAGATGAAACTAACGATGCTACTTTTAGGTATTTTCTATTTAGTGATAGGTGTTTGTTTTGCCGACAGTAGCCATAGGATTATTGGAAACATCTGGCTTGTGGGTAGTATTTTATATGGTAGTCATTTGATTATGAAGGGGTAAAAATTAGTAAAATGATTAAAACTATATTGATTTTAATGGGCTTCTTCCTAGTGTCTTGTATCGCCTTTGCCTTACATATTTATTTGCAGGAGATTAAATGATAACGTTATTTTTATTACTACTTATAGGTATTGCATCTGAATACTACGCTTTAGGGACAGGAAACCTACCACTACAGTTTGTAGGTACGCTTGTAGCACTTATTTCATTTTTAGGATTTATATATGACCAAACAAGAATATAGACAGAAGGTAGAGGAGATTTTTGATAAATATCAAGATGGTGTCGTGCCTTCGGCTTTTATGGTGGAAAGAAGAAAAACTGCGGTTGACGAACTCGTATCTTTATATGAGGGTGCTGTCCCTGTCAGTAAACCCGACACTAAAGCAAAATGTCCATTAACTGTAAGTGGTAGGCACTTCTTTGTCACTAAAGCTCTCCCCTCAATCTACGAACCATACAGGCAGTGTCTTGCTTGTGGAATAATTGACGATGAAAGGAAGAAAGATGAATAAAAAAACATCGGAAAGGATAATATGAACGAAGAAATACAGAAATACTATCAGATAAAAGCTAAGGATTTCATAGACACCCTTTTTGATAAGCACTACTTTAGGGAAGATGTAACTAGAGACGATATGCTCGGTGTTGAAAATCTGTTAGCTTGGCTTTTTCAGACTGAGGCAAATACTGTTAGGCGTGTTTCGGAGATAAATAAAAAGTTTAAGGAAGGAAAGTGAGGGGAAGATGAAGATAGTATTTTACCCGATTTGTTTTGGAATAGGACTTTTTGAAACCCTGCACGCCTATATTGTAAATGTTGCTAATTGGGGTATTTGGTTTAGTGGGCACGACTATTACGAACAGAAAGACGGAAGTCTTAAATGTAATGTCTGCGGAAAGGAGTCAAGATGACACTACAAGAATATAGACAGAGGGTAGAGGGGTTAATGACAAAATATGGTGGTGGTCCGTTTGGAAGCACACAAATACTTGTTGTTTGGAAAGAGTTAGTTGACGAACTCGTATCTTTATATGAGGGTGAGGAAGAAATGAAGATAGTATTAATTGATTGGTTAGACGCAGGAACAAACAAAAATGTCTGGTCTGATAAAAGTGATTATCCTGACGAGGTGGGGGAGTGCAGAGCGATAGGATTTTTAGTTAAGAAAACCGACAAGGTCGTTGTTATCTGTCAAAACGAGGGTGGCGACCAGTATGGAAATGTTTTTGTTATTCCGAGGGGAATGATAAAAAGTATTAAATTTTTAGAAACTGCTGGGAGTAAGAAAGGTGAAATAGAAGATATAAATGTAGGCGATGATGACCATAACGACTTTAAACCTATACCACAAGAACAATGCACAATGAGTCCCGAATGTAAGTGTGATGACTGTAAGAAAGAAACTGAAGAAATGAATACAGGAGGTGCTGATAGATGGTAAAAACTAACACACCCATCAGTATAGAGGAACAATTAAAGGAAATTGTTGATAGATATGTTGAATGGCTAATAAGCGACAAGGGCTTGGAACATATGGGGATAAAGTCTCAGGTAAAGGTTAGACTGCCTATAAAACTTGTTGATGAACTCTCCACTCTTATAAAAAAGGAAAGAGAAGAAGCGGTGAGGGGGTTTGCCTATTGGCTATTTCCCAACCCACACGATAAAGACGAGGTAGAAAAGGACATATCTTCTTACCTATCACAAACTAAAGGAGTGGAGAAATGACTAAAGAAACGGTATGTATCATAAATTATAACGAGTGGCACTTACCAAACAAGAGAGATAGTACCCCAGATAAGAGAAGAAAAATATACAAGATGTTTCTTAAATGGTGTGAAGAACAACCAACAACATCACCTAGTAGGTATATAACATTATCACGAACTAAAGGGGGAGAGGGGGAATGAACACACAAGACCCATACCTACCGGCAGATAAACAAGATATAGACAACATTCCTCTTTTTTATGATGAAGGGGAAAGAGAGGAAGAGCCTGATTATTTTGAAGATCCAGAGGAAGAGATCCTGGAGAACTTTATATTTATAGGCGTTGGTGCTGTCATAATGGTTGTAGCATTCTTTGCCTATTTGCACTTTATAAATTAAATATTGACTCCTCGGTATTGGGAGGTTGGGCAGGTCTCCAGGCGGTTCGCCGCTAAAAGTACCGAGGCGTTAGTATTTAATTTCTCTGAAAGAAGGTGTTGAAAATATGTTAGGTGATAAGAAAGTCATAATTAAAGTAGCTGGTGACTATGATCCGATTCCTATGGATAAATATACAGTCCAAATAGCCGATGTTAATTTCAAAGTCCAAAGAAATCCTTTTAAGGGGATAGAGGAGGAAAGACTTAATTTCCAATTTATTATCCTGGATGATAAGCCCATATCTGATGAAGATGGGGCCGAGTCTGTTAGAGGAAGGTATCTCTGGCACTCCGTAACTCCGGCCTTAAGTCCTAAAAGCTGGTTGTTTAAATTAGCAAAGGCGGTATACGGAAGAGATCTTACAAAAGAAGAGATGGAATCGTTTGATCCGGAGTCTCTTATAGGTAAGCAAGTAGATGTAGTAGTGGAACAAAACACCGGAAAAGATGGGATAACCGTCTACAGTAACATTACTTCTTATGGGAAGAACATTAAGAAGTTACCTGGAATAGATGTAGCCCCTAAGACAGAAGAGGTAGTTGAAAAATCTACCCAACCTGCAAAACAGGTTAAAGTTCCAAATCTTAACTCAACCTTAGATGATCCATTCCTGGATGATTTAGAAGGCGATGAGGAGGAGAAAAAGGAAGAAGATGTAGAGGATGGGGATGATGAATTAGAGAAATTAGAAGCGGAGCTAAAGGCCAAAAGAGCAGCCAAAGCAAAGAAATAGTTTCTTGCTAGATGGGCTTACTCGGTAGGCCCATCAACGGAGGAAAATATGATTTACAAAAACAAACTTTATAGTGGTTCAGTTCAGATGCTTTTTGATAGCAATAGGCATAGGTATACATTTAACGATGAAATAATACCTACCGTGACAGGTATCCTGGGGATAATCGCAAAACCTGCGCTTATTAATTGGTCAGCCAATACAGCAGTGGAAAGTATCCAATCCTCTATCGAGCCAGGTAAGTCCTACGATGAGATAGAACTACACACCATATTTGAAGCAGGTCGCAAGGCCCACTTTCAGAAAAAGGTAGATGCCGGAAACTTAGGATCCTTTGTTCATAAGTGGGTTGAGCAGTATATAAAAGGGGAAGATCCAACAATGCCTGTAAATGAAGAGTTGCAGGATTCCATAAGAAGGTTTCTTACCTGGGTAGAAAAAAAGCAGGTAAAATTCCTGGCTTCTGAGCAGGTTGTGTTTTCTAAGCGATACAAGTATGCGGGGACTTTTGACTTTATTTGTACTATGCAAGGAAAGCCGGATCTTTATATGGGAGACTTAAAGACTTCCAATGGAATATACGATGAGTACTTACTACAGACAGCAGCTTATAGATACGCTAGGTGTGAGGAGTTTCCAGAGGAGAAGTATACCGGACAACTTATTATGAGGGTAGGAAAAGAGGGAGAGATGGAAGTTGCAGTTGTTAGAGACACAAAAGCTTATCAGACAATGTTTCGTGGATTTCTGTCGGCCCAAAATCTTTACCTTACTATGGACTTTCTGAAGAGTTTTACTCCGGAGAAGGAATGAAACATCCGCAAGAAGATGAACTTGTATGGAGAATGCAAATTCTTGCCCTGATGAATAGGGATTTGGATAACAAGAGACCTTACAATGCTAATTTCAGCGGGGAGTGTGATATCTGCAACGAAAAGATAAAGTCGGGGGAAGTGTTCTACTTTGCAGGAGATAAGGAAAGAATGTGTAGTAAGTGTAAATTAAGAATCCAGGGATATTTTGAGGGTATTATTGATAACTTTTCTCGTACTTGCAACACTGCAAGACTTACTACAAAATTTATATTTCCCAATTAAATGTCCTCACCAACTCAAAGATCACTAAAATATATGCGCGATATTGGTTTTATAGCCCAGGTAGTGGAGAGGTATAACCCTTACGCAAAAGTTAGGGTAGATCTATTTGGGTTTATAGATATTGTAGCTATTGACACAATAAAAAGTCAGTTAGTAGGGGTACAGGTAACAAGTCAATCCAACGTATCAGCAAGAATAAAAAAGATTCAGGGCTTAGAAACACCCGACTACTGGCGTAACGCCGGAGGGAGAATAGAAGTCCATGGCTGGGCCAAGAAGGGAAAGGCAAAGACTAGGAAGACCTGGCAGATAACCATTACGGAAATTGGACAAGAAGTAGCCCCTCTTTGATTTCTCATTAAGGGGCTTGTAACTATACTGAAACGTGAATGTCCCAATGTTCTCCAGATAAAGTAATATTCGCTATACCTGTTTGAATCGGGTACATGTTCTTCTTCTGTGCATACGAACCTTCGTATTCCAAGAAAGAGCCAGTTAAAACGAAATACTTTTCGCTTGTTGCGATTGTTCTGTTTCGTTTATCCATGGCTCGTCTAGGAACTTTAATTGACAGCAACTCGTGTGTATGACCATATAAATAAAGGTCAGCGTCAGTATGTTGTGCTGTTCTCATTGCTGCTGTCAGTTTCGTATGGGGATACCAAGCGTTTGAACTACCGTGCTGTGCATGAACAATATAATTATTATCTCGCACTTTCAGTTTCAGAAACGCTGAATAGCCACCAAATGGAACTTTAAGCATTTTCGATAAAACCTTACTTACTCGTATCCCCGAATGAACCCATATTCTTTCCTCATGGTTTCCTTCTAAGTTGATCAGTATTTTATCTCTTATGGGTGTTAGAACCTCGCATAAAATATCAAGCTGTGCCTGTGGATTAACTACTTGCTCAACCCAACCAGCACCGATTGAATACTTACTTGCGGCTTCCATAAGATCACCCATCAGAATAACTACACAATCAGTCTTTTGGATAAAGGCAATTGTTTTCTCGAACTTATCGACATTACAAGTGGGCGAACCCAAATGAACGTCACCGACAGGAATTAACAAGAGTTTGCTCAAGTTATATTCCCTAGAAATAGATAGTACCTCTCCGGTTGAGATAGCCTTAAACATAGCAAGGCTGATCTCTACTTCTTTCTCTTTTGTTTTCAAGGTTCACTCTCCTATAGGATTGTATAGTGCGTTCCCACAAGTCTGTATTGAACACAGTCAATATATTCAGAATCGTGCAACGCTTCCATTGCTCTTTCTTGAGCCTGTTCCATTGAAGTTGCTACTCCGGAGAAATAAAAAAGCTGTTCTCCGAGTTCACACTCAATAGTTACACCGAAGTATGTAAGCTCATCCATCGTACCCTCCTTAGCTTTCTATTTCGGCCTTAATAACTATCCACCCAGCATTGTCTAAATCTTCCACAAACTCTTCAATGAGAATACCAACATCTTCTTTGGAATCTCCTGTGAAAGTTCGAAAGACCGTGTGCTTGATATCCAAGCAATCCAAACAAGTGAATGTAATTGTTATCGTAACCATTACTTCCTCCTTTTTCTTAGTTTCCTTTTCTTTGGTGTAACAACATGTGTACGATGATATTCACGATGACAGTTGGAACACCAAGTAATAAGGTTTTCAACGGTACTCTTCCCATTATTGCAACGAAAAATTACATGATGAAGAGTTAAGGGATTTTTCTTTGAGTCAAAACAACCACAGTTTCTGCAACGATAGTCGTCCCTTTCCAATACAGCTTCCCGTACATTCGCTTTCGGACACAACTAACACCTCCAGACTTATTTGTCTGATTAGATTTTTAAGGTTCTAAAACCTAGCTATTCCTTTAGTCATCAAGGATTCCACTGGTTTCTTCTTCGTTCCCTCTTCCTCTAGTTCTTTACCTTTCCTGTGTAAGAAATTGTCTATCGCGGAAAGTATTGACCAGACTAAGGGAGTTCCAAACGCTAATAATTGTATTTTTTGTTCTTCAGTAAATTCAAAACCTATTACTTTAGTTATAAAACCAAACGCCCAGTTTAGCCCATAAGAATAGGCAAAAAGCAACGCCTGTCTTAAAGGTTGTTTTACTGATTCCCAGATCATTTTAAAATCCATTTTATAAGCACCTTCTTTCTTTTATAATTAAATAGGGATGGGGACAACCATCCCCTCACCATCCTCTAGTAAACTAACTTGATAACTCCGCTATAATCTTGTCTGCTTGTTGTCTTACGAGAGTGGCTAGTGACTTAACATTCGTCACCTTAGACTGCCAATTAGAGGGAGTATTTGGCGTGGTAGAAGCAACCACTAACGGATGCAACCAACCAACAACTCCGCTATATGTATGATTTTGTAGGTGTGGTAGGGAACCTATAGGCCAGTTGGCATCAAAGCTTTGAAAACTCATGTTATTTGCAGAGACAACTATCGCCACATGCCCTGCTGTACCCATCTGTTTACCCCAAAAGATTATATCTCCCTTAACTGGAAAGTTAGTGGGCTTGTTCGTAATTTTTTGAAACAAGTTGGGGTAGTTTAAATTCCAAGCAGCTAAAGCTGTTGGGGCGGAAAGGGTAGTCTTATCGTGAATTCCAAGACAAATATATTTATAAAAATGCATGAGATCCATGCACTGACTGCCGTAGTAACCATCGAAATCACAAACTATTCCTGTATAAAGCTTTATAAATTCTTCTATATTCATATTTACCTCTTTTTAATTATTCCCAAGTGGGCAAAATATATAAACCAGGATGTAACAGAAAAGAACATGTTTATAAAAAGGCTCCTGTAAGGAGAGAGGGCGTGTGCCTCCGCATTATTTCCTATTATAGAGGCAAACGCTAGGCCAGTATTTATCAAGGAACAAATACTTATGCCGAGAAACAATATAAATAACGCCCTATTTATTCTTTTCTGTTCAGGAGTAACGCGACCAGTCTCCCTAGTAACCGTTAGTAGGAGAAGAAGTGACGGAGGAATTGCTGCCGTTGCTATAAGTGTGTTTAGTATTTGTACCATATCTCTAATATCCATAATTAAATATTACCTTTTATTTAATGCCTCGTATATGCGAGAAGTCAAAGTTTCTGTGGCCCTGGTGTTTGCCTGTACGGAATCCCGCAACTCTGCCTGTGTTTTTGTGTTGTCCTTCACTATCTCTAAAACCTGGTCTGTTAACTCGTTGATCCGAATATTTTTATCTGCGACTGTGGTCTTTCTATCGTTCCAAACTACAAACAAAAAGTACAGCAGTATTGCAGTTAGTCCTAAATCTAGTAATGCTTTTATAATTTCTACGTTTTCCATAGTATTTAATTCCACTTCACACTAATTTTAACCCTTATTCTGCATATATGTAAGTGTTACCCCTCACACTGTTCAGAGATGCACCCGCCCCATCTCGAAAAACAAGAAGGAACATGTTGTAGAAAAAGGAAATAACCACTAGCGTAACAAGTATCCCAGTCATAATATTACCGACAGCTTTTTCAAATCTACTCACTTTTTAATTGCTCTAGTACATTCTTGGCAAGATCTGTTTGGGCCTGTCCAAGTCTGTCTATGAGATCTTTCTTCTCTCTTGGAGTTAAATCTTTGGATCTTCTTATCTCGTCTATCTTTTTATTAATGGCCGAAAATGTTTCTATGGTGTCATTTAAAAGAGGGGCGTTTATAACTTCTTTGTGTTTTTTTACATAGTCTATAGCCTTCTGTTCTTCCCCACTTTTAGCAAGTTTTGTAACATAGTTCATCTCTACGCTTATCTGTCCGTACTTCTTATAAACTGTGTTAACACTCTCGGAACTGGAGCCTACCGGATTTCTAATAGTGAAGGCTCTAAGTACAGGCATGTTCTCAAAATCTGATGCTGGGGCTGGAGGAGGCGTTGCTATACCTGTTCCTTTTAGTGCAGTATCCAGGAGTTCTGTTGCATAGTTTCCAAGACCCCCTGCGTAGCCTTGTATAAGGTTGTCTATCTTAGAAGGAGAGTAGTCTAGGGCTGTACCCACTATTTTAGCTGTCTCGCTTGTGTAGGCCCCATATTGGGCCTCAGGAGGCAAATTTTCCTGCCCTCTGGAGACGATAGGTCTTTTTAAGAAGAAGCTATAGTTGGTCATGTTTTCTACGATAGGTATACCTGCTGAGGGGATGGGGTTTAGATCTGGTAAAACGCCATTCATTATTGTAGCTGCTAAGGCATCCAGCTTGTCGGAGTTTTTGGTATCTATGTATTCCAAGACTCTTTCCGGAACACTGGCAAAAAGCATTCCTACTTCAAAGGGTTTGGGTATTCTCCATATACCACTTGAGTTTACCTTGCTGGGGTTAGTTAAGACTATCCAGAATAAATCCTTTTGCCACTGGGGTATTTCCTTCCAGCGTTTGTCTTTTCTATTTGCGAAATATAGAAGAATTGTTGGGAGTGTTAGAAGCAGTAGACTTTTAAGAAGGGATCTAAATGGGTGGGCTTTGAAAGCCCTTATCATCTTATCTGTTCCCTGGATCTGTGAGTTAAAGAATGCTTTTATCATGTTTACTGCTCTTGTCTTGGCCCCAATCCTAGCAAAGTCAAGCGTAACTTCCCTGGAAGCAAACGCGGCTTGTTTTGGAGATGCTCCGGATACTAAGGCATTTCGCATCTCACCAAGTCTGGTAGCCTCTTCTCCTATCTCAGATGAAAGTTTTAAAAGTTCTATCGGGTTTCTGAGAATGTTTAATATTTTCTCTCCCTTAGTTGCCACAAGTTGCTTGTAGTTTTCCTGGAGTCTTTGTCTGTCAACTGAGACAAACATAGATCCCTGTCCACCACCAGCTTTCCACAAGTTATACACATCGCCTTCCGGATTAACCAGATCAAACACACCTTTGATAAGATCTATTCCAGGCTTAAATCCGTAGTCGGAGAAAATAGTAGCCGTAAAAGTATCCCTTACAGGATTTCTTACCGAGAAGTCCGGAGACAGTGTTGCTCCAAGTCTTAGTGTTTTTGCAGGTAAGGAGAGTACTTTCATTATAAGTCCAACATCTTCTTGGTTGAGTCCTTGTATTGCGTTAAACAAATCGGGATCTACCTGGAATACCAACTTTGTATCCCCCATATTTACGTTAAGCATGTTCTGCCCACGATCCTGGGTTGGTCTAAAGATAGTCATTGCCAATTCGTCTAGCGACTCTTTATCTGTTTCTCCTAAGTCTTCCATCCCAATCTTTTCCGCAAGGCCTTTAACAATCTCTTCTCCTGTAACTCTGGTTGCTTTCATAGGAGAATCTACTTTTTCAAAAAGCCTTCCAAGTTCAAAGTTTAGTTTGGATAGGTTGGCCATTGCTACACCAATAGAGTTTCTTTCGGAAGCATTGATGATTGCATAAGTATCTTTAATAATACTTTCAAGCGGATCCACTATCTCTCTTTCAGACCCCTTAATCTTCTTAATCGGACTACCGAAGTTACCTGCTATTTTCTTTTTACCCATATATCCGGAGGACTGTAACTCCTCCATAACCCTGTAAAAAGGAACATGGTATTTGTTAAGTTCTTTTATTTTCTTCAAACCCTCTGGGCCAATAAGGCCTTTAAGTGGTGAAGCGGCGTACTTTAAGAGTGAATCCTGGTATGTGATTATCTCCTGGCCTACCTTCTCAAAGTCTATGTCGGGATGTCTTAACTTAACCTCCTCTATAGCATTCTTAGCATCCTGCAAATCAATACCTGTCTTTATCCCTCTAGGAGCAAGGTCTTCGACTACTCTTTTTGAAACTAAAAATATTCTTAAATCATCTTCCGCTTTGGCCTGTGCTATCGGTTTTAAAATCTCAGACAAACTCTTACCTGTAAAAACCATCTTTGGTTTCTTACCTTCTAAGTGGTAGTAGTTTGCTGGGTCAAAAGTTCCTTTGTTTAAGAACAAATCTGATATGCCTCCCCAACCTCTTATAGTTCTTGCCAGTATGTAGGGGTCTGCTTCGGCTCTCATTTTTATTCCCTGCCTTCTGGCAAGTTCTGAGAACTGAGATAGTGGGTGAAGGTCGTCTAAAAAGATAGTGTAGAGTTTGTGAAGTCCGCTTGTTACTCTACTTCCCAGCCCCTCCTTTGGAGGGTTGCCTATTGATATTTGACTTAAGACTTTTGCTGATGCCGGTTGTTCTGTCCATCTTTGATAGTCCGCAGTTGCAGTATCCAGTACTTCTTTTATCTCCGGAAGGTCTTTCATTCTTTCGTCAAACTCTTTTGAAAACTTAGGGGCTAACCTAGTTGCACGTTCCTTCTGACCGGTCATTCTAAATCTTAAAAATTCTGCAAACGCTTCTTGTTGCTGTAGTCTGGGCTTTCCCTCGTAGGTGTAGGCGTATTCTTCCATTAACGCTTTTCTCTCTACAATATTTATATTCTTTGAAAGGTTTAAGTTTGAGTCTATAAAGTGTCCTACTTCGTGGAATATAGTGGGCAGTCCTCCGGACTTACCACCGCCTTTTATTCTTACTACCTTCTGCCCTGGTTTAAATATTCCTAAGGCACTTCTTCTAAACTTTCCTGTCCTGATAGGAACAGCAAGTTTTTCACTTAGTTGTTTGGCTATCTGGGATCTTTTTATTATTTTATTTGTTTCTTTTGAAACAACAGGGGAATCAAGATTCTCAAGGTTTTTGGGATTAAATCCAAGGTCTTCAGTTACAGGCTCGGCCTGACTTACTTTTTCTTGACGCTTTTTGACGGTAGATTTTTCTGTTCTTTTAGCACGTTTGGTGATGGGTTTTGTTTTTCTTGGGGCTTTGACTGTGGTTTTCTTACTGACTTTTCCACCTGTTGGAACTTTGACAGGTTTGTCTGCAACTCCTGGAATACTTGCTGATCTGTTTTTCCTTGTGTTGAGATAAGGGTGATTAGTTGCTTCATAAGTTGGAGTATACACCCCATTTTCCATTTTTCCAAGTGGAATTTCACCATCAAAATCCCCAGTAATACTCTCTAAATCAAAGGCAGCGAGTTGCTGATTGTCCATTGCTTCTTGTAAAGTCTCTGGGGTATAGTCACCAACGCGTGAAACATCTAAATAAAACTTTCCACCATCTTTCCAGATACCAATATTGTTTCCAGGTATAGAAAGTTCTTTAAGATGGGCCTTCTTAAATTTTGTAACATCGTCAGCAGTAAAGTTATTTTCATCTATGATAGTTTCCAACCCCTTAAATGGGGAGAAGGCTACTCCCTTAGTAGGTTGTTTACCTCCCAGATTAACTGTGATACCGCCATTTTTTATTACTTGTTTATAAACATCGTTATCTTGTTCCTCGGTGGTTAAAGTTTTTTCCATAGGAACAATTCCTTTTGACTCTTCCCCCACTACTTTGTAACCTTGCTTTTCAAAAAATCCTACGGACTCCGGTTTGACAGGTAACTCAACTTGAGTAATACCTTTTTCAATTATTGCATTTTCAATAGTCTTAACTGCCTCTGCTCCAATTCCCTGTCCCCTGGATCCTTCTGCAATTTCTAAGTTATAACTTGCTGTGTTGTCGGGCCTTATTGTAACTAAAGATCCGGTAACTTCCGGCGGTAGTCCTGGTACTTTAAAGTTAACTCTTCCGATAGGTAGCGCTGGAACAGAGGGAGCCACCGGAGTACCCTGAGGAGGAGGTGTTATGGTAGGTACTCCGGTTGCTGTTGGTTGTAAGGCATTCTCTTTTCCTGGTAACTGTGCTTGTGAGGCTTTGTTTACGAAGTCAATTTTTACTCTTGTGGCTTCGGGTGTTTTTAAATGCAACACTTCTGCTAGAAAAGACCTGTGTAATTCCATGTAGTTTATTCTCAAGTCTTTTCCAAGTGTAGTTGCTGTGTCAGCGTATCCTATTATTTTCTTCCCTGCTGGTGTGTTCTGTCTTCCAGCATTGTAGACCATATCTTTTACTTCAGAAGGAGTCCAGGTATCTCTTCCAACATACAGTTTACTTTTAGTAGATGAGTCTATTAATCCTGTACCTAAAGCCATAGCATGAAATAAAACAGCTATTGTTACTGCCTTAGGTATTACCTTTGCTGCCTCTTCAGGAGACATTCCAAAAATAAGACCATCTATAAAAGTTTGAAGTCCTACAATACCAGCAGCCCCTCCCATACTCTTTAACGCTTGTGGAGAGAGAATATCTTTCAGTCCTTCAACCTGGGGTATAGGTAACATTCCAAACAAGTATCCTGCAATAAGATCTACAGGCATCTTTTCTATTCTTTGTTTTACTGTTGTGTTATATGGAGCAGATGTTTGTCCCAGTGTTGCAAATAAAATAGGGAGTGTGGCTTTGCTAAAGTTGACAGCTTTTAAAGCTTCCCCACCAAGTAGAAAAGCAAAGGCTGCTGCCGGTATTTCTCCCATTTTATACAGGGTTTTATCTAGCGCATCCGTAGGTTCTGCTAGTTGTTTATCGTAAAGTTTACTTATCTCCTCACTGGAGTTTAGGTACATTGTGGAAGCCCCTTTTGCAAAACCCCTTATTGTAGGGTTAGCTTGAAAAACATTTTCTACTACCCTCTGTGCCTCCACCATAACCTTTCCTACGAATGTTTTTCCAAAGTCTGGTTGTGCAAGGATTTCATTTTGTGCAGTTTTTATATATGTATCTATTGGGTTACTTAAAAATTCAACAAACTTATTAGCTTGTTCTTTCGTCACATAAGAAGCAGGGCTTGGGTGTTCTACGAAGGTCTTTAGGTTTTGTTCAACTACTTCTTGTGGCTGTGTTGTAGGAAACAAATTGGCGATAGCACCGCCAATACCTCCTTGCTGGAATCCTGTTTTTAGCTTACTTAAAAGTCCTGGTTTCTTAGGAGTTACAGGTTGTACCTGGATAGGGGTTGCTGTGTTTACAGGTTGGGCTTGTTGTTGTGGTTTGACTGCCTTTACTCCGGCCCCACTAACATAACTCTCAAAGGCATTACTACCGCCTGTACTACCGCCTACTTGGGCAGTTCCACCTTTTAAAACAGATGTATATTCTTCAAAAGAACTAGGCATTCAGACCTCCTATTCAACATTTATTACAGTCCCACTACTTTTATATTTGTCGGGATTATAAATATATTCTGGAATTTTATAGGAGGAATAATATTTAGGGTTTGCATAGCTGTAAAAATTTTGGTCAAATTCATCCTTTGTTCCCCCACGAGCAATAAAGGCTTCTCTAATTGCATTGTAATTTATTTCTGAAGCATAGCCATCTTCTCCCCTAACAGGCCCGTTGGTGTCCGGATCAACAGAATTAAAAGCACTTACTGCACCAGAATAGTTGGCTCTTTTAATGGAACCCTCAGTTCCTCCACCGCTAGTATCCGCTTTTCCAATTCCCTTAATGGTACTTACAATTTGACCTGTGTTTGCATCAAAGATAGTTATATTCCCTGCATTGTCGGTAGTCGTTTGGAGACTTCTATTTCCCTCTTTAACCTTTGTGATAATGCTACTTACCATGCCTGTACTCATTCCAGTTGCCAGGGCTATGGCTGATATATCGGCACTAGAAGCACCTGCTATCGCACCACTGGAGATTAAAGTATTTAGTTTTGAGAGGTTGTTTTGGTACTCCTGGCTATCAATATTATATTGCTGAGTTGCTATATTTACTTTTACCTGGGCATCTGCCTTTGCATTAGTTATTTGATCTTGTAAAGTATTGATTTCATCGTTTGCTTTTGCATCAAGTTTGGCTATCTTACCAACTCTTGTTGCTTCTGTATAAAAAGGATTGTCATTTATATCTGCCGAGGCTGCATCCTTTGCCATTTTCTTGGTGTTTAACTCTGCCTCAAGGGCAGTAGTATTTGAATCCGTTAGTGCATTTTCGTAGATGCTATTTAAGTCAATGCCAGAAGAACTACCGGAACCCCCAGGCATTAGGCCTCCTGAATCTCCCTTGGAAGCACTTGAACTGATACCAAGTCTTTGTTGAGTATCGGGTGTTGTACTGGTTAGTAGGGCATTTTTGGCGGCGTTGGATGATTCGGCCCCATACTGACTGGGATTTAAAACCTTTAAGGCATTAACCAATTTACCCACTTCTTTAGAGTTAGACTCGGTTTTACCCTGAGCCTTTAATGCATCAATCTTTGCTTTTATTTCACTTGCTGTTTTAGGTACTCCTGACATATTTTATGGGTAGGGTTTATACCCTACGAACCTTCCTATTAATTGACTATTATCGAATTTCCCAAAGAAGTCTGGAACATCTAAAAGTGGAGCATCCATCGGCTGATCCCTTTGATACTGCGCCCACTCATCTGTGTTTAGTTTGTTTAGTGTAGCTATAGCTTTCCCCTCTTCTGTTGTTGAGAACTTTGGGTCTGATTTTTTAGTGGCTACTGATAAAGCAAGTCCTATAATTGAAAGGTTTGCTTCCTCCTGGTTATCGGAGAATATGGTTTTAGAGGTAGAAAGGGAGAGTTCATCTGCCTCTCTTGCTCCCCATATATCCATGTTTCCAGTACCCGCAGAAGTATCCGGAGAAATAAATATGAATCTTTGATCTATTGCAAACATCTTCTCTACTGAGTTGGGGTAGTTTTCTCTGTAGTCTAAAAAGCTTTCGTAGCTTTTTCTGGGGTAGGACTTCCCATCTATCTTTATTTTATAAACCGTACCTGTTCTAAATTCTGAGGGGTAGTCGTAGTAGCATTCATCGTCTCCTGCTCCCTTTGCTCTTGTCCCTGTTATAACAGCATTTGTTAGGGATCTCCAGATAAAAAGATTGGTTGCCCTTTTATAAGCGTTTTGAATTAGAGATGTAAGCCTGGTTGCTGGGAACTGGTTTGAGTTTACTGAGGATTGCAGTTGTGCTTTTAATTCATTTTCTAAGTCTTCACGATTCATAACTGTTCCTCCTTATAGGAAAGCATAATCTTGTAACTGTGTCTTTCTATAATTTTTAAAGCTAGGAGTAACTCCTCTGGAAGTACTCTGTATTGGGGAAACTCTAATGTTGCGGTTGGGTCTAAATTATACTTATTCTTCAGACTACTGAGTTCTTTCTCGAAATCTTCAATTTTTCCTCTAATTTTAGAATTCATAAACATGCCATCCCTATAAAATATTATAGGCATTTCCACATGGAAAGTCTATGTTAGTTCCAAGTACTTCCCATTTTCCACATATAAAAATAGAGATCTATCTTTATAGTTCCGCTTCCACTTACGGCAGCATCCTCAATACCCTGAATAACAGACGCGCAGTATACTGTGTGGTCTATTATTACTTGTGTAGCGTTTATAGTATAAGAGAAAGCAGCAGATAATATATGATTTCCGTCACAATAAAGTCCATTAATATTGACATCTCTTATAGGTAGAAAGTATTTGTTCTGGTCGGTATTATCAAAAAATGCTGCAAAAACTAGAGGTATAAAATTATATCCGTGTGCATAAACATCTGTACCTCCCGATGGTACGCCGTTTGTGCTGGTTATATTTATAGTACGCGTTACCTTATTTAGAAATGTTAGGGGAGGGTACTTACTCCAAAAGATATGATCTCCAATATCTTGAGAACTTATATCTTTGTCACCCTTCATTATTTTTATTCCGTAATTAGGCATATCATTAAAGTGCGCTGTCTGGGTCATAGTAGACCACATAAATATAATTCAGCGTAAAGGTACCTCCGTTACCATCATAAGTGTTTACTGCGTATCTAAGTGCTGTAGTTGTAGCATACGGTTTATAACTTGCGGTTATTCCTAAGTCTGCATAAATCCCATCAAAACACGGAGCAGCTATATAGCTACTTGCCTTTTCCGCTAGATCTAGGTTATACCACTCCGTTTGAAAGAAAAATAAGGGAACATACCCCAAATTATGGGTAATAACAAGAATGTCTGTCTCCGATCCGTCATTTGTATACTCTATACTACCCACACCAGATGCTTTAATCTTTAATGTCGGGTAGCCAGAGTGTAGAATAATATCCCCAAGACCTGCGGTCTTAACATCTACTCCAGGTTTTGATATTTTTATACCATAATCTTCAGGCATTTAGTCCCTATGATAAATAAGTAAATAACTTGGATTTGTCATACCAGATATAGTGGTTGTTGTTGCTATTACTCCCAGTATTTTCCTAACAAAAGAGGTTGGGTTAGCAGCATTGTTAACCGTGAAGACATAAAAAATAGGAACATACCCCAAACCGTGTGTATAGGATGTACTCGCCACAATACCTGCATACAATAATTTCTGAGAATCCACGGAGTCTAAAATAATAAAATTCTTTTTATTAGATTCCGAGGGAGCAACAGCCGCACTAAAACCCGCCTTGGATATCTTTGCTCCATAATCACCCATTAGAAACCCTCCGATTGATAGCCAATAATAATTCTGTCGTATGTACCATCGTTAACAACAAAAGACCCCTGTCCTTGAATAATAATACTTCCTGTTACTAAGGCTCCTGTAGTAATAGTACCTTTAAAAATAGCGTCTCCAGAAGTCCCATCAATGGAAAATGTAGTGTTTCCATTTATATCCCTAGCGGTTATACCGTTAGGCGTGATCCTAACATCCCCAGATTCCCCACTCACATAGGCTCCTATAGAGATAGCCCCTATCACACCGAATGTAAATTCACCAAGTATTTGTTTAGTCTTGGTATTTAAAGCAGTGGAGAGAAGTTCTGCGGCTACCTGTTTTACAGGAAATTTGACATTTACAGGGGTTTTTGTAGGCGAGACGATACTTTTATCGGTTGTACCACCAGAAGCCTGTGTAGTGGCTTCCTGCGTATCAGGAAAGGGTACTGCTGGTATGATCTCAGGTGAGTAAAGTGTATCTTCAGACATTATGCAAATACTGACTGAAGTTGGAAAATTTCAGGACTGTTATTAGCATAGCTGTTAAGAACAACCCTAAACTCTACAACCTTAGCTGTATCTCCTATATTAAATAAAGCCTCTATTCCACCTTCCGTATCATAAACTCCTGTACTTTCGGGGTTATCACACTGAAACCAACCATCATTTAACCCTGTTGTGACACCTGCATAATCCGTTCCTCCGGATTCTATTTTGTCAACTCTCCTCCAAAGTTCTACTGAACAATTGGCAGGAAGTGGGGCCATAGATAAGACTACACTTTCGTGTACTGGCGGGTTTGTATAACTTGGTGGAACTTTTAAATCAAGTGTTTCATAGATTGCTCTTGAAGCCTTACTTGTTGTACTAACAATCTTCACTCCATAAGCTGTATCTAATTTATAACAAAAGATAATATCAGTTCCAATCTTTTTAACTGAACTAATTTCATCACAGTCAAATTGATACTCCAAGTTAAGAGTAAAATCAGCATTCTTGGTTCTTCTTCCGTAACTATAGATTCCAGACTTTCCATCCCCATTACCATAGACTCCAAATAAAGCAAGTCCACGGTCTACCTCTGAACCATCTACCGCCACCTGTCCACCACCTGGAAACGATGTTATTGGAATATCAGTAGAGTCTCCAACAAAGTGAAGTTGTCCGTCTGTTCCATACTGAACCATAATAATCCCACCGGCTTTTATGATTGTATTTATATTTGCAAAGGAAAGTGGAGTTCTACTTAGATAGTCAAGAGATGTTGTATCCCATTCTAAAAGCCAGGATTCTTCCTTACTATCTGTTCTATTGGCAACAACTACCCCAGTCTGTCCGAGATCCAGGATGGTCTTTCCGGTAGTTCCTGGCAAGATAGCAAGGGCATTGTTGGTATAGGAACTGTCGTACCCAACCATAAAAAGACAATCTTTGTTTACTCCAAGTAGACAGCCATTAACCCACCTCATTGTATGAATTGTTGAAGAGGTTAGGTTTGATTTTGGATAAGACTGCACATTTATTGTTGCATCAACATCACTCCAGTTGGTATTAACTGCTGATCCTGCCGAGTTCAAAACCACCTTACAGTGAAGTTCCGTTAAAGTGGCCCAGTAAAGAAGAGTATTTCCAAGTTCATCGTAGGCTTCTGCGGCCCCTGTAATTACTAAATCCGTTTCTGTATAAACTGTGGAGTATGATCCGGCGTTAGTTCTTTTTAAAATTCTTCCGTTTTCCAGGAAGAAGTAAGTGTTTCCATCCAGGGATACTACTGTGGCTACACACTTGGCATTCATAAGTCCCCCAGATGCAAGATCGTCTGCCAACCCTTGCTGGGCTTTCAGACTGTCTCTTTTTCTTCTTAAGTCCATGTTACTAACAAACTTAGCGGCTCCAGATAAACCCTTATCTTCTAAATCTGAGATAGCACCTGTGAATTTATTTATAAAAAATCCTTGCATATATTTATTCTATAGCACTTTAGGAATTATGACCAACTTTATACTTGTCTGTAAATGAGTCCCCTTTTGTAGAACGCTTAGGAGAAAAGGATGTACTTTGTATTTGGTACTTATTAGAAAAACTATCTCCCTTAACAGAGTGCTTTGCGGTAAAAGTATCTCCCTGTGTTGTGTGTTTATTTCCGAAAGTACTATTTCTTAAAGTATATTTCTCTTCCCATTCAGTAATTGACGGAGACATACTTGGACTAACTGAGGGGCTAAGGGATGGACTTACACTTGGAGACAAACTTACTGATGGGGAAATACTTGGAGATGCTGAAGGGCTTAAACTTGGGCTAACACTAATAGAAGGAGAGACACTAGGACTTAAGGAAGGTGATAATGACGGACTAAAACTGGAGCTTGGAGATACGCTAGGACTGATTGAGGGTGATAGAGATGGGCTTAAACTTTGTGATGGTGAAACACTTGGACTTTCCGAAGGACTGATACTTGGACTTAAGCTAGGGGATATGCTTATAGAGGGAGAAATACTAGGACTTATAGAAAATGAGGGAGATACGCTAGGACTAAAAGATGGGGAAAGGCTAGGACTTAAGCTTTGGGATGGCGAGACACTAGGGCTTTCAGATGGCGATAACGAGGGACTTAGACTTTGTGATGGACTAACGCTTGGACTAAATGATGGTGAAATGCTAGGGCTTAAGCTTACCGAAGGTGAAACGCTGGGACTAATAGATGGGGAAATACATGGACTTAAGCTAATTGAAGGACTTACACTTGGACTTACAGATGATGAAAAGCTAGGACTTAAGCTAATACTTGGAGATATTGAAACTGATGGTGAAAGGCTAGGACTTAAAGACGGACTAAAACTTGGACTTATAGAAATAGATGGACTTACGCTAGGACTTAGTGATGGGCTTAAGCTAGGGGATAAGCTAATGCTTGGAGAGACTGAAATTGAAGGAGAGACGCTAGGTGAAAAACTACTTATAATACTTGGCGACATTGAGGGGCTTACACTTGGGCTTAAGCTAGGGGAAAGAGATGGCGACAGACTCGGAGATAAGCTTACCGATGGTGAAACACTTGGACTTACGGAAGGAGAAATGCTGGGACTTAAGCTAATACTTGGAGATACCGAGGGGCTTAAGCTTGGAGAGAGTGATGGACTTATTGAAATTGATGGGGAAACGCTTGGAGAAATAGATGGGCTTAAGCTTGGTGACAAACTAACGGATGGGCTAACACTAGGGCTTATAGATGGAGACAGGCTTGGAGATAAGCTTATTGACGGAGAAACGCTAGGGCTTACTGAGGGACTTAGACTCGGACTGATACTAGGAGATAAGCTTACAGATGGGGAAACACTGGGGCTTATAGAAATAGATGGCGATACACTTGGAGAAAGGGAAGGGCTGAGGCTTGGACTTAAGGAAGGACTTAGCGATGGTGATAAACTGACGCTTGGTGAAACACTTACTGAAGGACTGACGGAAGGGGAATAAGATCCAGTGTCATCCTTGTAAACATAAAAACATAAGTCGCTTGTACCTAATGCTGACCACCCACTATTTTCGTATGCGGCATTGCCACCATGCGTTGGAGAGGAATTGTCAAGTCCAACAAGTAGTAAATTTGTTCCTGTATCGGAATCGTATTGAATAGCTACACAATACTTTGTTCCGTTAGTTAGAGTTATCTTATTAGCACCACTAAAAGTAAAAGTAATTAGTTCAAAACCAACAGCAGATATACCACTTGCCGCGACAGCTCCGGAGGCTGCTAGAGCTACACCTGTGGGGACAGAGGATGAACCAAAAGTTCCTGAATGTGTATAAATATATACGATAGCGTTGCCTGTTAATGTACCGCCCTGTCTTAAATAGAATTTAACACTTCTTAAAATACCGCCGTCACCAGTAAAAGACTGGGAAAGACCTTGAAATTGAGTCTCGTCTGAATTTAACGCAAATTGAGTATTTTTATTAGCCTCGCTGTAACTATCAACAATAATCGCCACACCCTCAGAAGGAGACATACTCGGAGAAACACTCGGAGAAAGTGATGGTGAAATGCTGGGAGACAAGCTTGGACTTTTTGATGGGGACAAGCTTACCGAAGGCGAAACACTCGGAGAAAATGATGGACTTAGTGATGGCGATATACTAATAGAAGGGCTTACACTTGGAGAAAACGAGGGACTTAAGCTAGGACTTATGCTGATACTTGGGCTTACGCTTGGAGATATTGATGGAGAAATACTAGGACTTAGTGATGGGGATATTGAAGGACTTAAACTTGGACTTAAACTTGGACTAAGACTGGGACTTAGAGAAATAGAAGGTGACACGCTAGGAGAAAATGAGGGACTTATACTCGGAGATAACGAAATAGATGGCGACACACTTGGAGAAAAACTGGTAACAATACTTGGACTCATAGAAGGCGATACTGATGGGCTTAAGGAGGGGCTTAGAGACGGAGATAAACTGACAGATGGCGAAACGGATGGGCTTATTGAAGGGCTTGGACTAGGGCTTAGGGAGACACTTGGAGAAATGCTGGGAGATATTGAAGGACTTTTGCTTGGGCTTAGGGATACTGAGGGAGAAATGCTAGGACTTAGAGAAGGACTTAAGCTTGGACTTAAAGATGGAGATACGCTGGGGCTAATACTAGGTGAAGCACTTGAAATTTCCCACAGACTTAAAACTTCCGCAGCAGTTAAAGCCTTACCGTTGAATAGGAATAGGTCATCAAGAGAGCCTACAAAGAATATAGCGTCTGCACCAGTTCTATTTCTGCACCCCACACGAACATAGTTAGTTGCTTGATATACAGGTGCAATTCCATCAACATCCCCACCTTCTTGAACTCCGTCTACATACAGTTTCATATGAGTCCCATCCCAAGTACCTACAACATAGTGCCACTCACCGTCATTACACGCAGTAGTAGAGGTTACTTCGGGATTAGTTGCATTGTTGTTGGAGTTTATCATTCCAGCAGTACCGTTAGAGTTTAAGAAAAGTCTGGTTCCTGCATTTATATTTCCTGCATAAGCATAGGATTGAAAAATATAACCTGCTGCAGCACTTGTAGTTTTAACATAACCCCCCACACTAAAGTTACCTGTAGGTTTAAAATCAGCGTGGTCTACGGCAGAATAAGCATCATTACCATCAAGAGTTACGGCATATCCAAAAACACCTGAAGCATTTTCTGCGGGGTCAGAAATAGCAGTTAAAGTATGTCCCTCCCCACTTGAATCAGTAGTTAAAGCACCTGTAGAAAAACGGTAGTACGCCTTTAAAGTGGCTTCATCAAACAAGTCTAATAGATATAGTTCTGTTGGTGTTGGCATTAAAATATCTCCATAAAATAATTATATGCCTATTTAGTGTTTATTTGGAAAGGGATACTCTCAAGTTCCTTTAGCTGTTCTTCTGTCCAACCAGGGACAGGCCAGAACTTTTTAAGTAGCCAGTAAAAGGGATATATCTGATAAGGACTCTTGTTTTCCCAGAAAATGTCTTTTACACGCTGTTTGGTCTTTGCAGTTTCTCTTTCAGATTTCTGCCAGGGGAAACCAAAATCCCCACCTTGCGTTCTAAACATGTGAGCATACCAAGTTCTATGGTTGCATAGTACACGACCTCCGGAAAGCCACATTTTACAGGCTACTTCTATCCCTTGATTTCCCCAATTACCAAGTTCTCCATCACATATTTTAAGCCTCCAATAATTATCGCGGGTAAGCATGAACGCAGATCCTTGCAAACTCATCGTTTCGGTAATGCCGGTTTTAGCATTATCTTCTTTGTACTGAGGTCTGTGCTTCCAATCCTCAAAGTATCTGAAGTGAGGTTCGCTATCGAAAGAGTAAGACGTAGACTGGGGATTACTTTTACCTCTCCATACTATCTGTCTTTTTAACCTGTGTGTTCTACCACACCTATCGCATTTTTCGGGAGTTGGCCCTTGGTACTTCTTCCACCCACAATGTTGACACTTCCAACTAAAGGCCCAGAGGTTTCTCATAATAGGAACCATAACCACATTATCTCCAGTTTCTTTAAAAGCATCCAGCATCTTTCGGTCAAAACCTTTATCAAAGGAACAGTGGGCATCCACCTTCATAACATATTTGGCCCTGGATAATTGACAAGCTAGATTTGTTCCTGTTCGCTGACCTACCGCTTTTGGGACATATATAATGTTTACCCTTTCGTGCTGAGGAACAGGAGGATCTGCCCAATCTCCATCAAGTAAAGCAATAATCTCAGTATCCGCTTCAATATTTTGCAGAATATCCTCTATCGTCTTTTTTAAAAACATCTCGTTACGAGAGGGTATTAATATACTTAGTTCCATAGATTGAATAATCCTTTCAAATCCCAACCAGGAATATCCGAGGCTTTAGTCTCATGCCAGTTAACAGGTAAGTGCTTAAAATCTTTTAAATGCACTTTCCTTTTGGAGAAGTTACTGCTGTGCCTTATATCAACAATAGGTTGATCTGACATCCATCTCTCAAAATCCTCATCTGTGATTCCACCACGTTTCTTCTTCTTTGTTCCAGGCTCATATCCCATCTTTCTTAACCAGTCCGGCTCCCGCTTAGTACCCTCATCCCATTTGTTTTCTCGTATCTTTTCAAGTCTATTTTTATAGTGTTTTAAAACCAACTCTCTATTAACACAAAGTCCTGATAAGGAAATGAGTCTGTCGTAGTTTATTGCCCTGTCGCTGGGGTAATCCCATCTCCAGACATGCTCGTTGTAGTAATAAATATCATCCCTGGGAGGAGTAAAAAAGAAGTGACTTGGCGGGTATAAGACATCGTGTTCACAAAAGAATACATACTTAGTATCAAGGTTTTCTAGTGCCAAGACTATTTGCATAATCATTGTGACATAGCTAGGTTCTCTATAAATTACAAAATTCTTTCCAAAGTTTATTGGTTTTAGGGAAACGCTAGTTATAGGAAAACCAACATCAATATATTTCCTAACTATAGAACAAATAGGTTCTTCTATTTTGTTGTCGGTATAATAAATAATCCCTTTATTCATAATCTCTCTCATTTCCTTTTATAAACATCCAGCTTCGGTAGTCGTCTCTTACCTCCCCTTCTTTTCTCTTCTTGGTTCCTAGAACCCAAAAGTTTAAATGGAAAGACTTAGCATAAGCATCAACTACCTCTCTTGCTTGACAGCCACCGCATGGGGAATTCTTTTTAAAGTAAGCATAGTCATGCCCACAAATAACCCCGCCTTTTTTAACCTTCTTCCACCACTCATAAATGTCATCGGCAACATATCTGAATTGATGATTTCCATCTATGTAGACAAAATCAAGGCTTTCGTTTTCAAACCTCTTTACTGCATCCATAGAAAATTCTTTTAAAAGAATTGCGTTAGGGTATGGGGCCAACCTTCTCTTTGTTTTCTCATATCTTGAGTCGGCTTTAGGTTGATATTTTGCAGTACCATAATCCTCATAAACAAGCCAGGGATCTACCCCATAAATCTTAAAACCACCCTTCGCTAGTACTTCTGTAAATTCACCTTCAAATACTCCTATTTCAACTCCGGTCTTAAATCCTAGTTGTTGGAACAGTTCAACCAAATCATTTCTGGAACAATCAGGTATTTCAGCAGGTGATCCTATTAACTTTATTCCTTCAATTAGCTTCATATTTTTTCCTTAATTCCTTTATAGATCCCCAATATGGAAGATCATAAATAGGTACTTCGTCAGTGTTACTGTGCTTTCGCATTCCACGACCTGTCTTAAAAGAGATGCATGGATACATTGTCTCAAAAGTTTCAAACTCATTAAATAGTTTTTTACCTATTTCCTTGGGGAAATTCTTATACTCCGTGCTCCACATGGGAAGGCCCTCAAATAATGATTGAAGGCGTGAAATGTAGAAATCACGACCAATAACCTGGGAAAATGTAGACATTGTTTTCTTACAGGCAAAGTCCTGTCCATACTTTTGGACATATATATTTGTGTTCCTATAAGGAATATCAAGTCTTTCAGGAACAAAATTAAAATAGTCTGGAGAATATAAACAATCGGATTCTGCTGATATAACATAATCCCCTGTCGCATAAATACACGCCCTATATACCTGCCTACAAAAGTTAAACCCAGAAGCACCAACATCACCCACAACGAAATTCTGTCCAAGATCTACAGGCTTTTGTGTAACACTTATTACTTCAAGATCCCCGACCTTACTTTTTAAATCATCAATAATATGCTTTTCAAATTCAGGAGTCTCTTTATTACTTGAAACAAATATTACTGTTCCTTTCATACATACCTCACAAAAATTGTTTTATAACCTAGACTTTTAAGCATGGAGTATCTGTGGTTTCCATCAAGAATAAGGTTCTTAGAGTCAACAATTATTGGTTGGGTTTGTCCATTTTTCTTCACACTATCGTAAACTCTTATGCGTTCTTCAAACCATCTATTTAGTTTGTCCTCTGACCAGTTCTTGCGATATGGCTTCATTATGTGGTAGTAACGAGTATCCTTGTAGTCCTTACCTTCATCAATCTCCTTGTAAAAACCATCCTGGACATGGTTGCCACTATCAAGAGAGTCAACCGGAACCCTATCTAAGTAGGGACTTTTAAAACAAAATGCCCATAACTTCCTGTAAGATGGACTACCGTCTTGTGGAAATACATCTATAAAACCAATTTCTTTCCATAATTTAAAATATCCCCTGATTTCTTCTAATCCAGGAGAAGTCCAACACCTGTTAGTGTGGTGCTTTTCAGCAGTAACAATAATGCAATACCTAGTCTTAAGTTGCATTTTATCCATATAGTCTAGCCAATCATTTATTGTGAAGTAGTAGTGAGCATTAGCCAGGACTGTGTAATCTGCCAAAGGAAGTTGATCTATCGCCTTTTCCATTTTCTCCTGTACGAATTGATACTTACCGCCATGTAAATTCCTCCACTCTGTGCCTCTTTTGACAGCATCCCTATCTGAATCAACACCGATAACATGGGAAAATCCCATGTCCTCTGCAAGTTTTAAAAATACTCCGGCATTACAACCCATATCTATAAAGGTTTGTTCACTACAATCCTCCGGTAGAAAAGGGGCTACGAAGTTATGGAATTTACCATCATTCCAATACTTACTGCCGACCTCTAAAACATCCCTGTCGGTCATAGGAAATCCCTCAAGGAACTGATAGGTAGAAAATGGTTTCATTTTGTATCTCCTTGTAGAAAATCAGTTACGAAACACCACTCAGGGTTTTTAGGTAGAAGTCTAAGAATATTATCAAAGCATCTACCAACATCGTTCTTAGTTCCATATATATGACCATGAAGTTTTAAATCATAATCTGCTTCCCAAAACGGTTCATTTAATAAGAAATTGTACTGGTAATATTTCCTGGGACAAGGAATAATCCTATCTCTATCTACAGCACCCCACCAACCTTCATCATCTAAGGCACGAACAACCCCATCAGTCCAATCCCAGTGTGGGGCCACAAATCCTTTTTCATAAGGCAGTCCGTCTTTTTCAAACTGAGTTCTAATTGCCGGAAGTACCTGTTCTTTAAAAGTGTAGTAATCCATGTTTCTCATTTCCCTACCACCATGAGCATACCCATGTGGAATAATCTGGATCCAATCAAGGCACTTTTTTATATCCTGTAAAAAATCTTCTCTGATAAGAGACGGCCCCCAGTCTTCCTTCTTGTCTATCGGTATTGTAAAAAGGGATACTTTGAAGTTTGGGAAAAAGTCTTTCAACTTCAACAACACATCTAAACGATTATTTACAACACTCCAATCATGGAGGTCAAGAGCTACACGCATATTATTTTCTCCTTGTTCTTCTCTTTGTTACTCATTTCCAATTCTGAACTAACTGTTCAGCCCTTCCCCAATATGGAATTTCATACGCTTGTACTGTGCCAGGTCTTTTACTCTTATGCTGTTCGGTAGGATCCAAAGAGTTTATATGACTAAAAAATATCATGCCGACTTCTGGCCAGAAGTTTACGGATTTATGTCTGTCAATATCTGTACCTTTTTCCTTGCCAAGTTCTCCTATTTTAGAATTAGGATACTTAGCAAATCTTTCTTCTAACGCCGATATAACAAGTTCTCTAGGAGCAATCATTGCAGCGTTGGATACACGATCCTTCCAATAAAAAATAGGTTTGCCCCAGGTAAAAATACCCCACCTATGACCATCAAAACCATAGGTATCCATAGGGGGTCGAAAGGCAAAGTGTGATTTATGATACAAAGTATCATCTTCTGCTATAGCTATATAGGGAGTCGTTGCAAGTTTTGCACCGCGAAGTATCTGTCTATAAATATTATTAACGCTTGGTTCTTCTGATTGAATAAGATTTAATCCCCAGTCCATGGGTTCTCTTGAGATTGTAATTATAGGAGTGTCACCGATGGCTTCAAGTAATATGGACTTGTGGTATTCGGCCCACGCTTTAGGAACTTTATTAACTGTTAAGAATATTGTTGTAAGATCTGTCATTTTATTGCCTCAAAATACCAAGTACCCCTATCTTTTCTATTATCTACAGTTGCAAGTATTGGTAGCTTAGAACTATTAAAAGATATTGTATAAAACTCTCTAAAACCAATTCTCTTAAAAACATTCTCCAAGAGATCCGCACTAAATAAATTTATATTATTCCACCCTAAAAAGTAATCAAGATCATAACTAGAAATGTTTGTAACAGGGCATCCGAACCTCATAACACCACCCCTTTTTAACACTCTGTACGCCTCTCTAAGGCACGTTATTAGGTCACGCCAGTGTAACTGCTGTAAAACATGCATACTCACGATGCCATCTACAAACTCCGACTCATCGTAGGGCCATTTCTCTCCAAGTTCCATTACAACATCTACTTTTACCTTCTTGCCTCTTGGGGATACGGTAGCTCGGTCAATGTTCACAAAGCCTTCGCGATAATCTCCTCCGCATCCAATATGGAATAATGTTAAATCCCCCATTTAGGTCTAATCTCCTTCTCGTAGTAGTCCCTCCACACGCTTAGTGCATAAGCGTAACCTGCCTCATCCTTAGAAGGATTTTCCGCAGTACCGTTATTGTGGGTTCTGGCAAAAGATCTATGCTTGTGAGCATACCAAGTAAGTTTGTTTATTAACATCTTTCCTCCGGCTTTCCATGTTTTAAAAATCATTTCGTGAGAGTCCTGAATAAGTGGGCCGTATCCTTCGGTTTGTAATTCACCTATAACATCATTCCACCATTTATGTGGCATAACCCATACAGACCCCTGCATAGCCATCGTTTCATCAATCATGATATCTTTTCTCTCCTCGGTTCTACTTCTCCATCTTTGACCAGCAAACTTTCTATTATCCTGAATTACCAGTTTCTCATAAACAACAGGTTCATCCGGCATAACTTCCCATTTAACAGGATCTAAGTAGTACCTAATACCAGTCATTATAGAATTTGGTTCACAAGTAGAGGTAATTATTCTGTCGAAGCCTTTTCCAAACATACAGTGTTCGTCAGTTCTTAAAATAAACTCACCACTAGCTACGGCTACTCCGGCATTTATTGCACCGCGCATCCCTCTGTTCTTTCCCAGGTGTACTATCTTTACACGACTGTCTTCTATCAGTGGGGTACTGGGCCAGTAACCATCTAAAACAGCAATGACTTCTAACTGATCTCCCAATTCAGAGTTTTCTAGTAAAGAATTGATAGTTTTTTGCAAATATGGGTCTTTATATGAGGGAATGACAGCAGATAACTTCATTTATTAATAATAAACGATTAAATTGTGTACCGCAAGAGTTAAATACTTGGTGAAGTACTTGGTGACACCGAAGGCGACAAGCTCGGACTCAAAGACACACTCTTTGAAGGGCTGATACTTGGACTCAAAGAAGGTGACAAGCTTGGACTCTTAGAAACGCTTGGTGAAACACTAACGCTAGGACTCACGCTAGGCGATAGAGAAGGCGAGAATGACGGACTAAGACTTGGTGATAAAGACACACTTGGTGAAACCGATGTAGAAATACTTGCACTTGGCGAAACACTAACGCTTGGTGAAACCGAAACACTAGGACTTGTTGAGGGAGATTTACTCGGACTCAAAGAAGGCGAAGGGCTTGGTGAAACCGAAACGCTAGGTGATGTTGACGGTGACAAACTTGGACTCCTTGAAGGACTCACACTTGGAGACTTTGAAGGAGATGCGCTTGGAGATTTACTTACACTTGGCGATTGTGACGGACTCGCTGAAGGAGAAAGTGATGGTGACTTGCTTGGTGACAAACTTGGTGACAATGAAGGACTCTTAGAAGGAGACAAACTTGGCGACAAACTTGGCGATAATGAAGGACTCATACTTCCAAAAGATGTACTTAGTTGTACCTTCCAAACTGCACCAGCTTCATTCCCTGCATTTATATAAATGCCTGAATCGGTAGCTGTCTTTTTAATAAATCTTGCACCTTTTTTAAAACCTGTTGTTCCGTTAAGAGGAACATTTACTCCTGCTGCTTCAATAATTCTATCCTCAGCATCAGATAGGGAAACTTCATTATAAATATAATCAAATAAAACTCTCAAGAAATTAGCCTCTTTAGTGGATCTTTTGCCAGACGAGATGGCCATAATTCTATCTATTTCGTCTCTAACCGGTCTGCTTAAATCTTCTTTTAGTTTAAATTTTGACATAATGTTTTTTCCCTATACGACCAGGCCCCCGAAGGGGCCTGATCTAATTATCTTCCTTAGGCCTTCAAGAAGGCTACACCTAATGCTTTTCTTCTCTCGTCAGCAACTTTTGCTCCATAGACATAAAGCTGTTTGACATTGATTCCGAAGTTTTTGTAAGCATCTTCAACACCATTCTCAGTTAATCCCATTGCGAATGTAATTGCGGATTTGTGTCCGTACATTACATAGTAACCATCAGTGTTGTTACCACTGATTCTCGCATCGGATACTTCGTACACTGTGAATCCGGCAAACTTTCTTGGAAGCATTCCATTCTGGACATCTGCTCTTCCACCTTCAGAACCTACTCCAACAAATTCTGGAGCTTGTCTTACAAGTGCAGCAAGTCTAGCAGGTAGGGCTACCCACCTGTCTTCCTCTGGAACTTCATTGTTGGTTAGGTTCATCTGCATTTGCATGAAGTATGCAAAGATTGTGTCTTTTGTAACTGTAATTGCTGTGTTAGCTTGAATTTCGTATGTAGCTGTTCCGGCAATTTCTCCACCTGAGTAAGCGGTAGTTAAATCATCCGAGTCATCCTCAATGATTATTGAAGTTGTACTTGAGAATGTCTTAACTCTATACCAGGTTGTATGGCCATCTGCTTTAAATGGTTTTCCTTCCATACCTTCTGTAAACACTGTATCGGTTCCAGTTACAACTCCTGTATCTGCGGCAATAGCAACTGTTCCTGTCGTGTAAGAAGTACCAATCCAGTTTCCTGCACCAGCATCTCCATACAACCCAAGAACGAAAATATCAATAACTTTCTTGATTTCTCTTGCTACCTGTGCGGCAACAGGATTTCTAGGATCTTTTACATACGATCTAAACTTGTCGTATGACTTAATTGTGAAATAAATATACTTGGCTTGATCCGTAACTATTTGACAATTACTTTCTGTCAAAGTATCGGCGGTCATGTCAGCACCACTATAAGCATGTGTTGAGATAGCCCCGAAAGTAAGTACGTTCAATTTAGAAGTTTTACCTTCTATCTGTCCTTCGTAATCATTGTTAGTGATTCCAGGAGTTACAGCTTCCCTGTAGTAAATAGGCAACGCTTCAAGAGCGAAAGCCTCGACCAGTTTTGTAGGATAAGTATTCATATCGGTTTTCCTTTCAAAATAATTAAATAATTTTGAGTAAGCAGTCCCGATATGACTTTGGGGTTAGCGTTTTTAAACTCTATTTAATATTGTGAGGAATTTTTTAAATACTGTCAAGTATTTAGACTTCAATCTTAAATTTACCTTCTCGTACCATCTCCATATATTTGGTAGGATCTTTCTTTCTTATACTTCTAGCATCGTCTTGTGTTAACGCTGCTGGTTTAACAGGAATGTTATTACTCCCACTACCACGCGGTAAAAGCATGTCCACCGGTTTTTCTTCTTTAGGAAGTCTGAATAAAAATCCGGCAATTAAAAGTTCTAAGTCCGCACCCATATGAGTTTTCTTAGAAGCATATTTTAAAAAGTCTTCTTCGTGTCCTTTAAGTGCTGGGTACTGCTCTACTATATTATCTTCAGCTATAAAGTCCCTAACCTTTTTAACCCATGTCTTTACATTCTTTTCATCTGCAACAAGGCCTGTTAATTTTTCAAATCGTTTCTTGTTAAGCAAACCCTCTTTTACAAGGTTTTGGGAGAAGGCATCTAAGTTATCGTAGTTCTCGCCCAAGGATAAAGCATGGACTCTTAACTCGTCTATCGTAACTTCAGTTAGCTTTTCAGCCTCTTCTATCGTTTCCAGGATCTTCTCATTACGATTGTTTAGTATCATTGCTTCCTGTCCGGATTCTTTATAGCGATCTTCAAGCGGCGGTAGTGCTGGTTTATCAGGTTCTTTTATAGGTTCTGGGGTAATATCTAATTCTTCTTGTGATTTTGTCTGTATTACTTCTTCCGCAGGGTCTTCTTCTGACGCATCTTCTACGACAATAGCAACTTCATTCTCTGCATCTATAACTTCTTGGAGGTTTTCAGGGAGTTCTTTGTCAATCTCAGCAACCATATCATTTACTTGTTCTGGGGTAACTTGATTTGTAATTGTAGTACCTTTTGTTTCTTTAGTCATATTTAAGCCTTAAACAGTCCTGGCATTCCAGGGTTAGTAGCTATCTCTTATTAAGCATATCAGCAATCTCAGCCTTTGTCATTTCAGGAGTGGTAGCCAATTCGGCATCTTTAGCCATTTGGTGTAAAACATCTAGTTTATAGTCTTTAGGATCTATAATTTTCCTGGTTAAGACAGGTTCTTCAGAAATAGTCTTACCAACTACAGCACCATTTAAGACATCCTTATAAAATTCTTTATCCTCAAAGGTCAGGTAAGAAATTCTTGCTCTTAAAAAGCGTACTTCATACTCTGTTAAGTCATTAACTTGTTTGGAGGTAAGTTCATCTAGGTAAATTTGTACGTCTTCTGGTAACTGACGAGACTTGGATCGTGCTTTTAGTGTATTCTTTTTCATATTTAGTAAATTATGGTAACAAATTTATACTTTGTCAACTAATTTTATACGTTTTTTGATACTTTTTATCTAATTGACCTCGCTATTGCCTTTTCGGCCTTCAAAGGAGACTCTAAAAAAGCAAGTAAGGTAACATAAACCTTGACTCTAGCCTTTAAATGAGCATTCTTATCGGAAAGTTCAGGTGTAGATGGGGTATCACATAACTCAAGTGTCGCGCTGTATAGCGCATCGGTCACAAAATCCAATAAATCCTCAGGAGATATAGCTTTTGTGGAGTTTCCGGCCTGTTCATACAGTCTTTTCTCAGCCGGAGTTAGATCTTCATAGCCTAATTCTTTTTCTTCTAATACTTTATCAAAAGGATTTGCCATAGTTTTATATTATGCCTGTTGCGTGGGCATTGCAATATCTGGTACTTGAACAAGGCCTTCTTGCTGTGTCGTCTCAGTACCCGCCATTTCTGGGGCCAATGCGGTAGTTCGGTTCTGCTTGTCAAACTCTTCTACGCGGGATATCTCATCCGGAGTTAAAGCAGAAAACTGCATTAACTTTCTATGGAATATTTCAAGTAAAGGAATGTTAGTTGGCATTTCAGTCTTTAAGACTTGCAACTTCTGGACTGCTTCTAAATCTTCCTGTTGCTTATCGGTAATAGTTTTTATTTCAGTTAAGTAACCACTGTCTGACTTCCAATCTTCCGGCCCTATTGTTTTCTTGTAAGTCTTAAGTCCAAGTCTTCCCTTTTTGTATATAGTTACTGACTTTATCTTATCCCCTGCCGCTTCTAGCATCTTGGTATATTTCAAACCTAACTCTTTCCAGTCTTCCACATAAAAGATCTGTTGCATAAGGATTCTCTTTTGGGCATTCGCTAGTGCCAGTTGTACATCTCCTAAAGTTACATTGGTTGTTGTTTCACCACCTGCTGTTGCGTTAGCGGCGGTAGCCTTTTCTGCAATTCCAATTAAGAAGGTTAACTCTTCCAGGGTTCCACTTAGGTTTCCTGTCTCAACATTTTTAATAATTTCATTAGGATTTCCTGGTACTGGGAATTTGGCCCAGGGTTGGGGTTGGAATGTCTGAGGTACGAAGTCCTTTTTGCTTGAGTCATAAAAGAACATACTGAAGTTTTGTAGGGTTCTATTCTCAACAAGCTGAGAAATCCAAACATTCAAAACATTGTTTATCGGTCTTATGATATCCACTATTCCATCGCTGTGCCAGTCTGTTGCTTCCGGATCAGAGGCCCATGAAGTATAGGGGTAGTGGTTTCTCCAGAAGTTGTCGGCTGTCTTACCAATTAAAGACTCAAGGGATGCCTTATGTAGTTTAAAGATTCCGGCTCCTGTTTTCGCTAGTACATATCTAAAAATAACTCTCTCGTTTAAGTCTTCATCATATTCATATCTGAATGCCTGATGTAGTTCTATATAGGTTTCTCCAATAACTGGGTTTATGGTGTTCTCAACACCCATTACTCTTAAGCGTTCATACTTCTCTGAAGCCTTCTGAAAGTTCTCGTCTGCTTCCATCTTCCCACCACTATCGTCTTCTTGCTCGAAGGAGTCCTTGAGACGGGCTACCTCTTTTTTGTCGTAGTCTTTGTTTCTGAGTATTGTTTCAAGCGGTGTCCATATACCACATTCTATAAGGTCTGGGGCTGAGTCTATGTCTGTGGGGTCTACCATTCTGCTAATAAGCATGTCTTGGGTATCCACTAACGATATCTTTATCTTTCCACCTTCTATGTTTATCTTCTTGTAGGCGCGACCATACATAGCATTCTGCTTCTTATCCACATGGTCTTTTAGTACAAGCTTGTTATCTGTAAACATCTGTTTCCAGTACTCGTTATAGAAAAGTTCTCTCTGTTGGTCATTGTCTGCATTATTAAAATATAACTGGGGAGGGTCTGTCATTTCTTTTAGGAGAGTGTTTAAGACATATTTGATTAAAGGAATGTTTACGGTTTGTCTTTGCGTTAGGCGGTTAATAATAACCTTGTCGCGAGACAGTGTGTAGTTTTCCTGCCAGTCTGCATGTCTTCTACTACGATAATCAATATCGTCATTCTCCATATTTGTTAGACTTATTATCTCCGGATCTGTTATCTCAATGGTTTCAGTAGATGAATTTTCTTCCATATATAAAATGTTAAGCTAAAATTCTCTGTTTTGCAATCCGAAAGGTATACCGACGTATCCTTCAATACCTCCGTATGGTGTGTCAACCCCTAACTCCCTCAATCTCTCAGGATCCGGAGGGTTGTATGCTGGGTCTTCCTCAACATCTATAAACTTTCGGGAGAAGCCATATCTAATTGCTGACATTAGGTGGTCATTTATCCCAACTGGTTCGTTTAGACTCTTTCCGGTCTTGGGATCTGTGGCCCATAAGTAGTTTCTGTATTCTTTTATCAAGTTGACGCTTCGCTTAGTAACTGATATCTGAAGCCCCTGGATGTACTGTAGCCCCTGGGAGACACTTCCAGGCCCTTTTAAAGCCCCTACGATGGTCACTCCGTAGCTTTTTATCTCATCTATCGACTTAGGCTCCGCCGAGTCTGCCAAAATGAGTGTGGGAGGCTTAGAGAGGGCTACGTCTGCTATTTGTTTATTGGTCATGCCTTTCTGATAAAATACTTCATCCAGAACATACCCACCATTGCAGTAATAAATATCAACCAGGGCTGAAGGATCGTTTGTATATCCGAAGTCCAGTCCATCATTCTCTAGTCTTGACTCGAAAGGAACATCATCTATTATTTGCCAACCTATAAATATCCTGCCGGTTGCTTCTCCTAGCTGCCCCTCTCCGTAAACTTTCCACCAGTTAGCCTTGTTAGGGTTGTTCTTGTGTTGCTCAAAGGCTTCTACTTCTTCACGCGGTAGTGCTTCGTTGTCTTTGTAGGTTACAGTTAAGAAGTCATGGTCATAAAATGGGGCATAGTCTGTATACCACCAGAATTC